CTCTCAGAGATGAGAGCGGCCTGCTAACCCGAGTGGGCAGCAGTCTTAAGCCTCTAATGGCCCCGGACTGTTTGTGGGGATCGGAAAATACTTCTACTTTAACCAGTAGTGAGGTCCTAGCTTGGTTCCCCCCTCAATGGGAGTCATAAGCTGGGTTTCCTCATCTTAGGAACCGTAAGTACGGTGCCTACTCCCCTTCTCGCAAGAGAGGGAAAGAGGGGTTAAAGTGTGGAGTAGAACAAACCAATATACTGTAAATCAATATGAACTTTCTGAAACTTAATAAATTTAAGCTACAGATTGTAGACCTTCTCGCTAGAGAAGTGGACGAACGCTGGTCCAGTGAGGATTACCTGTCACCATCTAGATGATGCTCTGGCCGGAGGGAACTAGTAGCCCCTCCGAGAGATAAAAGGTTCTCTAATAGCACACTGTCTGCAATCGGATTTTCACCTTTTGCATTGCGTTTTCCTATTGACCCGGATATTTTCCGGTACAGTATTTCCCGTGGAATAGCAACTACGGGACGGGCTCCTGGACGAGGGAAAGCGACTTTAGATGACCATATTTCTAAATCCTTTTCTTCGTACATCGAGCGTTCTATAAAGCGCTTTAACGGTATGTTCTCCCGAAAGGGAGAGCGCCCTCTCATAGGGTTTCTTAAACAGAATCTCCTATGAGTGGGTGGTCGTCAAACGCGTTCTCGATGTGCGTTACTAGTGCTTTTCGTAAGACTGTGTCTACGAATCCATAGTAATGAAGGTATGAAGGGTTTGGTGTTTTACCTAAAAACATCCTATGTACTGATACAGCAATCTATTGCTGGATATGTCATTGTTAATCAGGACCCTCTGAAGAGGCGAGTCCGTCGTGCTAGAACTGGATTGCCGCTTTGGCTTCCAGTTCAGCAGCGGATTATGCTGATGAAGGGGGACATTCCTACTATACGGTTCTGGACTTCACTAGTTTCTATTTATAGAATACTAGAGTTTCCCGGCACCGTTGACATTGGCTCTATTATCAATCCAGGTGTTGACTGAATCTCTAATGTGACACAAAGTCCTATAGATTCGGCAGCATTTCAGGAAGTTATCGCTATATTTTGACATCGTGTTGGTGGATCGAAGCTCCGAGAAATTTGGGTTAATTCGAGGTTTGATTTATTTCCGATTGGAAAATCAGGCCCGCTTAATTCCATAAAGATCTCGGATCGGGTGAAGCCTTCGTCAATCTCTAGCCATATAGATTATATCCGCTTATCTGCTCACTTATTGTATAATAATTATTATGATTCAATTTGTGACAGTATGCAGGTATTCGCCTCTGATTGCCAAGGATTCTTTGAATTCTTTAGCTCTCTTAGACGTACTTCTATATTGACTCCTGACTTAACATTCAAGAGATATCCTTTACAGGATTTTCCCTTAGGGAAACTTGGTCTCAAGGATGAGCCGGCTGGAAAGGTAAGAGTCTTCGCCATGGTAGATTGTTGGACTCAGTGACTCCTTCGTCCACTACATAAACTTCTACAAGATGTGTTGCGTCAGTTAGATACTGATGCTACATTTGATCAAGTAGGAGTAATGGATCGAAAGATATCACAACTGGCAAAGCGATACAGAAAACCGAAGGCATTTTCTTTTGATTTGTCTTCAGCTACTGATCGATTGCCGGTGGGTCTTCAGGTTTCCATTCTTCAACCTTTATTAGGTAAGTATGGATCAAAAGCCTGAGCCGATCTACTAATAGGTCGGGATTACCTTCTTCCCCTCCGAGCTCAGAGAGCTACTAATCGTAGCACTGTGAGATACTCGGTAGGCCAACCAATGGGAGCATTGTCCTCCTGAGTAATGCTAGCCGTAACACATCATATTGTTGTGCAATGGGCTGCATATCGGGTAGGGCGGCTCGGATGAAGACGCTGGTTCGATGAATACGTGGTGCTTGGTGATGATATAGTAATATTTGACCCGCATGTTGCTAGTCATTATTACTTAATCATGACCCAGATCCTCGGGGTTAATATTGGACTTGCAAAGTCTATTACCGCTAAAAAGCGGTTTGTTTTAGAGTTTGCTAAGAAGCTTTGGGTTGATGGGGATAAGGCTTTTGTTGTGCCTTTGAGAGACGTTATCGTCTCCAACCTATCAACCGAAACTATGGTTGAGTTTATGAATAAACATAATCAATCATTCCAACAATACCTAGGGATGAGAGGTATGGGATATAAGGCCAAGTCTAAATGACGTGGTAACCTATGAAACCTACCTTCTCGTCTCCGGATGTACATAGTTTTGTACAACTATTCTAGGCGAAACTTTATGGATTGGGTGACAATGAAAACCTGAGATACAAACTTTTCGATTTCTCGTAAAGCGATCGAAGCGTTTATCTATACTTTAGAAGACCAACGTTCTTCCTTGATTTCAAGGTTAGAATCGAAGGAAACTCTAAATATAGAGAAGGCAGGTGAGTACTTGAAGCTGCCCTTTTATCAAGGGACTAATCTTCAAGACGAGATTCTCAAGGTACATACTTTTGTACACAAGTTAAACTCGTATCGTCTCCGACCTAAACCTACACTTTCTCTGCTGTCAGCCGAGCAGATGCGTGAGTTACTGTGAGAAATTCTGACAGATATCAACGCTCTCCGGGACATGGCAGATGAGTTAAGTTCCTTAACCTTCATTTCAACGGATAGAGAAGAGGCCAAACCTTTTACGACTTGGTCTTCTCTCTACCGTGATTGGGTTCTATACCAATCTTGCTTCTTAAAGCATGAATCAGCGCATTGAGAGGACGCTACAGAAGATCCCGGTCAAAAGGGACCTTCTGAGGGCGATTCTACCGAGCTGCCAGATTCAATTCCAGAAGGGTATTCGGTCTGAAGAACACCTTATGTTAATGAGGTGTTCTGGGAATCTTGATTCCCGGAGCGGAGTGCCTTATGGGCTATTGCCCGTCAAGGTATCTACCGTCATTTAGATCGGACCCTTACTTATGCGATCTTCTTCGGTTTTCTACTCTTTCTGGTAGAGAACCGATTAGAGGAGGTAACTCCTCATCTTCCTCTTATAACTACAGAGGAAGGAGATGATTCGCCTGGATTATTAGGATTATGACTCTCCATGTTATTTGGATGATTCGGGACAATGTTCCTAGTTTACCTTATATTATGATTGATGTCAATCGACCTCCCCTTGGAAATGGCGGATCTCTCAGTGGTTTCTGAGAGATTTCGCGAGATTCAAGAGTGGGAAGCTACAGCGAGTCGTGTAGCAAGGGAAAGCCTAGCCCCCGTTGGCGAAGCACCTATTGTTACAGGTACTCCACAGCTTGGTCATGGGTGAAGTGAACCATGATCGTTTAATCCTGATTGACCTGAGAACTGGC